CAGGAAGATCAAAGTTTAAAATGTTGTGTCCTATAATCTCCGAAAAATTTTTCAGGAAAAATAGTGCGTCATCAAATTCAAGTCTAGTAACTTCACCAGTAAAGGATCTCATCTTATCGTTATCAATATCGTAGATAACTATACAATGAACCTTAGTTACAGTCTCTAATAGACCATCAGTTTCTATATCAAATATACATCTACTCATCTTCCCCCTCAGTTATATCCTTTATCATTTCAGCCATAGAATTAAGACACATCTGACAAAATGTAACTGGCATCATACCAAACATACCTTGTATTCCTTCACCCTCTTCGTGCTCAATCTGTCCACATATTGAACAAGAATCAGAATGTAAGTTTTCAAAGAGATTCATTAGAACTCCTCTTCTTCATCATCAAATGGCATCTCATCTTCTGGTACTTCTGTTAATCTACCAGTCTTATGATTGTAGTCTACCTCACATGCAATTCCTGTCTCACCTGTCCACCTATTCTTGAGTACACGTACAGTAGTACGATCCGGGTCATCACCTTGTTGGTTTCTTTCGCATCCAATAACTATGTCTGATAGCTGTCCTATTGAAGCCGAACCTCTAAGCTGTGCCATGCTAGTCTGTGCTCCATCCTCATGACCTTTGTTACCTTGTGGTCTCTTTAGATGGGATACCAGTATTAGTCCACAATTCACTTCCTCAACTAGTCCTCTGAGCTTGGTCATTAGGTTATCTATTGTCCTTCTCTCGTCACCATCCTCTATACCTGAAACTACTATAGAAATGTGATCAAGAATAATGAAACCACAACCACAAGCAGTAACCATGTACCGTATCTTGTTAAGAAGGTTATCACCTTCAAGTGAACCCCAATGATCGTATAAAAATATCCTACCAGTATTAAGAGTATGGTCAAATGCATCTTTAAAGTCTTCATCTGTTACCTCTATATTACCTAAGTGAAGAGGTTTATTTAAGTATAGTCCCATAAATCCGAGACCAGTTCTTTTGTTAGACTCTTCTAGTGCAATGTAGCCTAGAGTCTCCTCTTGGTTAAGGATGTGGTTTGCTAACTCTCTACATACCTGAGATTTACCTATCCCTGCACCAGCAGTAACAGTAACAATCTCTCCTTTCCTCATTCCAAGAGTCTTTTTGTTTACTCCTGCATATGGATATTCACAAGATGCCATAGAATCTTCAGCACTAACTATATCCCACAAGTCTGCACCATTGACAATACCATCTGGTCTGTAGACTTGAGCTTGCCATAGGCAATCTACTAGTTCTTTAACTCTACCATTCTTGAGCATTTCATTTGCATCTTTCATAGGTAGCTTTGCTATCTTAGCTTTACCCGGAGGCAATACTTGAGCACATTCTCTAGAGGCTTTTACACCGGGATCATCGCTATCAAAACAAAAGATGATCTCTTCGTACCCATTAAGTAGTTCTATGCTCTTACGGATAGCTTTAGAAGCTCCTGCTGAACCACTTGGGACAGAGTATACAGGCCACCTATTACCTTGAGCCTGAGAAACTGAGAGAGCGTCTATTTCACCTTCGCATACAACTGCTTTCTTACCTTTACCAGACCACAGGTGTTCTCCATATAACCCTGCTTCTTTTATATCTCCTCTAACATGGAAATCTTTATTCTTAAAACGAATCTTCTGTGCTACACGATTACCGCTAGAGTCTTTATAGTTAGCTACTTGAACAGGTTGTCCTCCGACATCACCTACTCTGTAATCCCACTTCCTACAAGTCTCTTCAGTAATTCCTCTAGCATTGAGGTTCGTTATCTCACCATCTACAAAACTCATATTATTATCCCCTTTATTAATTACTACTTTCTGTTCTCCTCCTGCTTCTCTATACTCACACCCGAAACAGTAGGCATGTCCATCTGTATATCGGGCTAGGTTGTCTCTAGACCCACATTTAGGACACGGTTCATGTTGGATAAATTCGCTGTCTTCATGTTCTAATTCCATTTGTTACCCACTTCTTTTGTCCATCTTTACTAGTAACTTCCATACCTCCAATGTAGGTATACCCTGCTTTCTTGAGAAAGTCAAATACATTATCTAGTACAGCTTGAAGTCCTTCCCCTTCAAAAGAGGTTTCAAACGAGTTTTCTACAAAGGAGCAGTGTTCTGACACTCCATTGATAGATTTGAATTGTAACTTGTAATACTCTTGTAATTCATCATCATCTTTTTCCATAATATCCCCTGAGTTCTAAACTGATTTGTTTATTAATATCCCACCACTCTACTACATTGAGCGATGGACACTCTACTTTATCTAAAGTTGAATGCCCAACAACCTTTGCATCCTTGTACGTTAGTTTTAATGTTTTGATGAGTACAAATAGTGCTTCTTGCTGTTGGGCAGAATAGTCTGGAGCATGTACACCTCTAGTATTTTGTCCTCCTACCATACAAATACCTACGGATTGGTCATCATACTCGTGTAAGTGTGCTCCTATCTCACAGAGTGGTCTACCTAGTTCTATTGTACCATCTCGTTTAATTACAAAATGGTATCCAATCTTAAGTAGTCCTCTTTTCCTGTGTCTTTCGTCAATATCTCTAGCACTTAGGTCTTCATTAGGTTTTGTGTTAGTTGAGTGAACTATTATATAATTAGTTTTTTTTCTCTTTGACATTTTTCATCCATTCCTTTGGAATATCTAATTCTGCATATTTAAAATTATATTTTTCACACCACTTAGCACATGTTAACCAAGAACCCTGAACTCGTTGATTGACATTTGAGAAAACAAACCTTATATCTAATTCAGGGTGTTGCTTTTTTATTTCCCTATGTTTCCTCTGGGCTTCTCTTCTGAAGAATCCTTTTGCTTCAATAATGATTCCATTATCTAATACAAAGTCTGGAGTGTACTTATGAGGTACGGTATAAGCAACGGACATTGGCTCATACTCAAATTTACATTTGTGCTCTACTAAGTTGTCCGCTATCCGTTGCTCTAGACCGGATCTAAAAGTCACTGGACTTTTCATCACTAGAAGAGAACGCATCACCTTCATCTTTGAAGATATTGGTATCCTCTGCTATTGGATCATAGTCCTTTTCAACCCCAAATACATCATCTACGTTAGCTTGAGGTACATACTCAATCACCTTGAGAACTTGTACCATACGTAGGCGTAACTGTATACCAAGAGCTTGACCGTGCATGTATGGCCCTAATTCATAGGCAACTTTACCTAATGAACCATTAGCAACCTTCAGAGTATGAGGTAATGGAGCTTTATCCGGCCCAACTACCACAGGTCTCTGAGTAAATGCCTGACCATTCTTAGAATTAACTCCTGATGCCTTGAGTTTGAAGTGGAACTGAGTTCCTGCTTCCATACCTGAGTCATCAGTAAGTTTCTTATAAGGTTTCCACTCAGTCCAGTTCCCTTTTGGATTGTCAACAAGACATTTTTCCTTCCAAGTATCATGAGCATTGTCAATCATCTCTTGGAGAGTGTCTGCTTCCTTATCCTTCAAGTTCACTTTAACGTGGTACAGTCCTTCAGCTTTATGCCTAGTGTCAGCAACTAGTATATGAGGATACTCAAATTCACCAACTGGTGTTACTAGGTACTTTCCTGCCATATTACTCCTTTTGTGTGTGTTAATAGTTATGGTCATTACAAGAATGTCCACATTTTACGAGAAGAAGTATTTAGAAGCTAAGACTCCTGAAATATCTAGTTCTCCTTTTGATGGTGGGTCTTCCAAATCTGGAATCACATCCACCACGTTTTCATAGAAATTATCCAACACATCAGTATTAGAATACATCTCTACGAAAGACTCTCGTATTGAATCAGCTAATCTAGGTACATAGTGTGCATGTACACCAAATGAGTCATGTACTACCGAGAAATTGTTTATACCATCCATTATACACTTATTGATAGTCAATGTCAAGGCAGTAGCATCCATGCTGTGTACAAAGTTAGGTGATACTCCATTAATTGTTCTCCTACGATCTATTTTAGATGTCTCCTCCAGTATCGTAGGTTTAATCAGTACATTGTCTATATGTGTGGTGATCCTTCTGGATTTCATGCTGGAATACACTTGTTGAACCACGAATCCAGAAGGTGTCTCCCATGTAATAGGTAGATTCTTGTCTGC